TTCTTTTTTAGAAACTTCATCATTAACAACCATGCCTGGAGGGTTTAATTCTACATCAGAATAAAATCCAGCCACTTGTTGTTTTCTTAAATCATTCTCTGACATTTTAAGAACGTGAATAATAGCTTCTGCTTCTGCTAAACTGTTTGCTGTGTAAGGTACAATTAAATCATCAGCTGGTACAAACTTAGATACCGCTCTTCCTAATAAATCATCGTAATAAACTTTTTTAAAGGTAGATCCTGCTAGGGGTAAATGAAATAACATAGAATCAAACTCTGGCTCATACTCTTTCATCTGATCCATAATTTGATAATTCATAAAATCTTTTACTCTGTGTGCTTGTTGATCTTTCTGTGGAGTTTTAATTCCTAAGATCTGTGTTCTCACCGGACCGTCTGATGGTAAAAGTTCCTTGTATGCTGTGGCTTGAAACTGAGTCACTGCCTCTGCTAGTACAGGGTGCGTGGCTCCCGATGCACCTTGGAAAGGCTCTGTTCTGTTTTCGTATTTAAATCCTAAAAGATCAAGACCATCTGTGTAAGCTTTCTCCCAATCTTTTCTAGACATCTTGTAGTCTATGTAATTGCTTTTTAATTCTGATCCTAATGGATCTAATACATCTGCAGGTAAAATATCTGCAAGATTATCAAAATGAGCTTCTGTGCCAGGTATGTTTATTGAACCTGGTTCAAAGTCAATCGTTGCACCACCATCTTCTTCAGGTACAACTTCGACGGGTTGCTGTTCTTTAATTTCTTCCTTTACCTCGACCTCTTCGCCCGGAACTTTAATCTGGGTACGAGTATTAGGAAGTCCTTTATCTATATCTGCCATTTAAACTCCTAGTATTGTCTACCACGTTTCATTAAAAAATCCAAGCCCTGTGGAGTGGGTCCTGCTTCTGGTGGCTTTCCTGATCTATCACCAGCTTGTTTTAATAATCCACCACCTGCTGCTGAAACACTCATTTGTTCTTGTTCTGCCACATTATATGCTTCTCTTTCTTCAGGTGTCATTGCCTTAATTCTGTCTAATTCACTCTTAACAAATTTACCATAGCCATATAAACCTTCACCAATAAGAGATGCTATTCCTATGGGACTTGCTATTCTAGCAGCTCTCATTGCAAGTCTGGCTGGTACACCTAAATTTAAAGCTTGTTGTGTAGCTCTTCGAAGAGCTTTGTTTTTAATTCCTTTTGTTGCAGATAGAGTTCCTTTTACAAGAGATGGAGCAAAAGCAGCCTCTGCCCCTAACGAAACTCTATCTATAGGTTTTGATAAATCATAACCACCTTGATCAACAGTATAAGCTCCAAGAGCTGTAGGTGAAAATGCAGCAGGTAAATATTTTCTCATTAAAAAACTTCTTAAACCTTTGGTAAGAGTTAATGGAAGAGCTCCATATACAGCTTTATTAAAAAGACCGGATTCTGAATCTATATCTTTTTTTGGCGTTGGCAAAGACATATCTAAATCAAAATTCATTGGCTCCTTTAATTTTGGTGTTGCAGCTTGTGCCTCGTTAGGTAAAACTTCTGCTGCTTCTAGTTTAGGAAATATGCTGTTCGATATTGTGTTTACAATTTCCGAACCCTTTGTTGCTGCTAAGTAAGGTGCGGCAACTATAAATCCAAACTTACCACTCTTTTTTATAAAATCTCTGACAGCCTTATCATAAGCTTTTAAATTTACATTAGGAAGTTTTGAAAGATCTTTTAATTTATTTATATTAATACCTAGTCTTTGAATCCTAGGATCATTAGAAATATTTTGCACAAATTTTCTAAATGCATTTTGTATCTGTCCTGCTTTACGTACATCTTGTTCAATAGGTTTGTCTCCTATCTTTGCAGCAGCTGGGGTTATGATTGTACCTTTGTTAGATATTTTAGGAAAAGGTATTTTTAATTCATCTGCTATAGACTTTATGTCATCTCTCATAGAAATAAATTGTGAGCTTCCTGGATTTTTTTTCAAGCCCTGTGTAATGATAGGAACTCTCTCATCTAAAAATGTTTTGAAAGCATTTACTCTTTCAGGTAGGGGTCTAACTCTAATTAATTCTTCTGGGTCTACTCCCTCAGCAGCTTTGTTAACAAAATCAAAAGACAAAGGATGGTCTAAGACCTGATTAAATTTAAATTTTTCCCTTAATATTTTATTTATTTTTTTAAACTGTGCAATTTTTTTTAATGCCTTTGTTTTTTTTGCTTCATCATTTTTATAAGCATCGGCAACTAAATCCGTAATTTCTCTTTCATAGTAACTATTAAAACCTGGAATTTGTCTAACTTTATTTTTTATATTTTCTACATCACTTGCAGAAAAATTTTTATAAACAGATCTACCCTCATCAGTTCCAGTTAGTTTATTTGTTAAAGAATTTAGAGAGTTTATATATATTCTTGTTGCCAATGCTTCTGCAGATCTGGCTACATTTCTACCTTGCTTTTCTGAAACACCTGCAGCTGTGTCTCCTATTATTTTTTTTAATCCATCTAAAGTAGGTTTTTCTGTGTTTAAAATATATTCTGCAGCTAATTTATTTTGATCAAAAAAAGTTTGAGCCACATTATTTACTTTTCCCTCTTCAATATATTTTCTTAAATATGTAGGATCTACTTTTGCTCCTTTTACTATCTCTCCTTGAGTTGGCACCTTACCAGGATTAGTTGTTATATATTTCTCAATAAAATTATTTATTCTTCCTATGGCTTTTTCCCCTTTGGTTACAGCTCTAAAATTTTTACCTTGTAATTCTTTTCTGTTTTTTATTATTTTTTTAATTAACGATGTTCCATCTTTTCCTAAATCTAAATCTTTTGATAATTGTTCAAAATTTACAGCTGATCCTGTTGGTAAATCTTTTAATGCTTCAATGATCTGACCTGTCTTTCCAGCTAGTTTAGGAGGTCTTCCTCTAAGGATTTCATCTTGAGAATATTTTCCTGGTTCATCGACCAAACCTCTTTTAGGTTTGTCAATCATCTTCTTAACTTCCTCTGGGTTCTCTAGGACGCTTCTTAATTTTTCAAAGTTTTTTATTTTTCTTTTCTTAACTTCTTCTTCAGGTTTCTTTTTGGGCAGAATAGTTTTGTTTCTAACAGATCCACCGCCGTTGAATCTTTCTCTAGGACCTGTAAGGTAGTCCATCATCTGTTGATATTCTGCTATCTTCATTATTCTCCTAACATATAGGCTAGACCACCGCCTGACTTTTTCATTCTAACTTCTTCTAAAACCTCATCATAAGAATCTAAACCAGAGTCCACATCTTTCATTTTACCTTCCGCATCAGGTTTAACAGTTACCTCATCGTACTGTGCAGGTATTTCTACAGGTTTGTTGTTTTTACCTATAATGGTTTCTGGTGGATCATAGATCATATATTCTTCTTTACCATACTCAGCATCACCAATTTTAATTTCTTTCTTTCCTGAGGTTAGATCTTCAGTTAATTCATAGCCTTTATATTGAGTAACCTTTTTTCTTTCCGTAGTAGCCGCTGTTTCTGAAATATCTGTGCCAAGTAATTTTATTTTTTTAATAAGTTCTGTAAAGTATGCCGGCACTCCGCTAGTAGCTTCTTTTGCAACCTCTACAACTTTAGCGGCAGGTTTTGCACCTTTAAATAATTTACCAAAGACAGGTATTGAAGCTAAACCACCCATAAGTTTTAAAAATGCTCTACGAGACATGCCACCGTCTTCAAAACCTATTCTGCCACCCATGGCTCTCTTTTCACCAAATAGTGTTTCAGTATATTGTTCTATCGCTTTATCTTTTAGTTCAGGACGATCTATATAAAAGGGATCTTTATTAAGCTCCTCTATATATTCTTGTAAAAATTTTTCTTTTTGTAATTCGTTACCTTCTTCTAAAATATTTTTCATTTTTCTGTTAACTAAAATACCACCAGCTGAAACTGCACCTAGTTCAGGAGCCAACGATTTAAAATCTCCTTCTATAGATCTTTTCTTTACACTTGCCAAATAATCTTTGTAAGCTTGAAAGGGACTTTTCTTAGAAAAAAATTTTAAAAGATCAATAAGACCTCCGCCTTTACTCATTCCTATTCTGCCGCCCATGGCCATATCCGGAATATCATCTGGTAAATCTTTTAATTTATCACCAAGATCTTTTTCTTTTTTCTTCTTAAGTCTTTCAACGGCTTCTTTGTTTTGCTTTTTCATTCTTGCTAACATTTCTGCTTCTGTTTCTATTCTATCTTCAAAATCCATAAATAATTGTTTTTGATCTTCTGCCTTTTGTAATTCAGGATCTACCTTTGGTTTTTTCTTTGTAGTCTTTGGTGCTGTGCCAATATTTGTATCTGCACTTTTACCGCTTTTCATTAAAAAATTCATAATACCTTCAGGTGTCATGTTTTTAGTTTCACCGCCAATTGTAACAGACAGTTCTCCTTTGCCTGGTGGTTTTTTATTTAACATCCTAAGTGCAGTTAAATATGAATATGCTTCGTCGTATATTTTAGAATATTCTTTCGGGTCCATGTCTGTAGCATCCTGACCTTCATCAATAAGTCCTCTCATTCTAGCTATCTCTTCACCTAAAATATCTGCGTTGTATTTTGTATCTCCTTCTGCGTAACCTGATCCACCTGATATATTTTCATGCGCTCTCATAGTATCTACTTTAGCGCCTTTAGGTTGTATTACTCTAGGATCTGGAGTTAGTTCATCTAACTTAACAACTTTGTTTCTTGTTTCCTGCATTTCTGCAGCGCCTCTTTTTAAAGCGATATTATCTATACCATCAGGAAAGACACCCATGATTTGTTTGTATTTATTTCTAGCAAAATTATAAATTTCATTAGCACTCTTTAAAGAACTTGGCACTGAATCTAAAAATTGTTTAACTTTAAAAAATTTGTCTATAGCCATTAATAGTACGTCCTAGGTTTAGGGTCTTTCTTCTCGTCAACGTAATCTTCAGGGTGGCCAATCAATCCGCCCTGCCTGAAGCGCATGATAGCTTGTGTTGTAGAGTCCACAAGGTCGTCGTGATCACCGTTTGGAAATGCTGCGCATTCTTCGATCACCTCCTCTGCAAATTTCTGATCTGGCGCCCATATCATTCCAGACTCGAAAAGAGGTGCTACGGCGTTTACTCTAGCATGTTTATCATTTCCCTTGCTAGGTGTAAAGTTAATAACTGGGATGTTCATCTGCCGAAGTTCGTAGGTCAAAGGTAGTCCTGATGCTTTGGCCTCGACGATAACAGACTCTGGTTTCCAATAATCGTATTGTTGTAGGGCTAAACGTCTGAGTTCTGGAAACTCGTACCTGCCTTTGACAGCGTCTAGAAGTATAAGATTAGCTGGGCTATCTTCGTCTGGATAGAATATACCCCACGTTGTGATGGCTGAATAGTCTGCAGTCTCCCTCTTCAAAAATGCTGTATCGTAAGATTGTATGACGTGATGAAGAGGCGGTATGTATTCTTTGTCGTACAACATCCACCATTCACGTTTCAAGATCGCGCCTTCTTCGGACGTTGGTTGTTGCATCCACTGTGCGTTCCATTTACCAACGGGCAGTGATGCTTTGACTTTCTCTAGTTCGTCCTGGCTCCAATACTCTGGCCACACTGGTCCGTGGTCCATGATTGCCGGAAACTCGACCACGTGCCATTGATCAGACTTTGGTTCTTTTTGGTTCGCTATAAGTTTAGCTGTTAGATCTTTGGTTGACCATCTTGTCATCACAAGAACAATCTTACCACCTGGTTGTAAACGTTGACGTGGTCCTGAAGTATACCACTCGTATGCTGACTCTAATGCTGTAGGGGATAATGCATCTTGTTCAGAGTGAGGGTCGTCAATGATTAATAGATCCGCGCCTCGTCCTGTAATAGCTCCACCTACACCAGCAGCAAAGTATTCTCCACCTTGTGCCGTTTCCCAACGACCGGCTGCCTTGGAGTCTTCTTGTAAAGTTGTTTGAAAAATTTTTCTATAATCTTCTGAGTCGATAAGATGTTTTGCTTTACGACCAAACCGCACGGCTAGTTCTCCGGTGTGCGTTGCTTGAATGATTTTGAGCTTTGGATCACGGCCCACCATCCACGCTGGTAGCAAGAAAGATGCAAACTCAGACTTAGTATGCCTTGGTGGCATGTTCACAATCAAACGAGTTATTTCACCCGTAGCCAATTTATTAAATTTATCTGCGATGTGCCTGTGATGGGACCCCTCTACAAAATCTGGCCACATGCATTTTACAAAAGATAGAAAGTCATTCTTAGCTTTGTTCTGTATCTTTTTTTCAGCATGGAGCAGTTGTAATCTTTTAAAGGTCTTTCGTACATCTGCAGGTAATTTTTCTATATTTACCTTATTCAAGTCCATGGTACCAAAATGTTTTTACAGGGGGTGGCTGTCTAAATCAAGGCATAAATGCAAAAGTAGTGGGACCCCTTTTTGTAAATTTAGGGGGGTGGGTCCTTGATTAATCTATATTGTAAAGTGGTTCGGGACCCCTGGGCCGCCCGAAGGGCGGCCCAGGGTTTATGTTTAGTCTAATAATACCATGTAGGCTTTGGCATTATTTTTCATGAACCAATCTAATAGGTCACGCATTTTTTGCCAGTGCTTGCTAGCACCTGTGCCTAGTTCTTTGTCTTCAAGAGTGGCGAGTGCCTCATGATAAAATATCTTATCATGTTTCTCCGCCTCCTCTTTTGTTAGTTCAATAGACTCACCTGTAAATCTATTGCGTCTTGTGTAGTCGTTATTATCTTTCTGTGTTTCCATGGTCCTAGATTATCCTACATTGCTTTCTGTGTCAATCTTTTTTATTTCAGTTGTAGTCCACGTGTGACGCGTTCCGTCTGAATAAACATAATCGCTTTCATGTTTAGTTTTCTTTGGGTCCTCAATCGGTGTTTCGAGCGGCTCTAATCGTGGCGCAATTCTTCTCATTGCGTCCGCATGTTTATTTGCAAAGTCATTGTAGCAACCCATACTACAAAACCAATTATACCAACTGTTAGGATTATACCAAGTGCTGTCGGTACGTTGCTTTACCTTTCTAGTTCTTAGAACCTTAGAACCCTTAGAGCCTCGCACTCGGTCCGTTGTCACTTTTGTATGACACTCCGGACCATGGCACCAAACGTGCGAACTCATGTTCGCACCTTAGCCTCTCCAACAGCCATTCTCCAACCGTTGTTATCTAAATCCCAATATACTAAACATGGAACACCATTTTTAGATACAAAAGATTTTCCTTTCGTTCCGTCAGGTTTATCATACTGACCCTTTCGTGTGATAAACTTGTTATGCTTTTTTGCGTAGTAAGTTATATAAAACATTTCGTCCTTTCTGTTATGTGTGGGATTTTATAGGAAACCCCACACATTGTCAATCCCTAATTTAATTGAGATTGTTCGTATGCTTTACGCAAAGCGATTTTCTGTTCTCGCGTTTGCGTTTTATTTTTCATACCTTTAATTAAGTTTGCCAAGTTGCTTGGGTTGTAGATAGTCAATCCTGTTGAGTTTGTTCTAACAAGTTCAGCTTCATCTACTTCTATTCCAAGTTCTTTTGCCAACTCAATTCCCTCACTTAGATATCTGTATGCTTTCAAACCGATTTTTAATTGTTCAGTTTGTTTGCTGATACTATCAATCCAAGTTTGGTGTTTGGAAACAACATTGGCTTTTGCCATTCGCCATTGTTCAAACTGTTCGTACTCGGCTTTGGTACAAGGAATTGCTCTTGAACGACAATGACTTGTTCCAATGACATCAAGTTGAAACTGATTGTCAAACTTTCTTGTCATACCATTGTGTTCATCATACTGACCTCTACCTAGAAACTTATTGTTCGCCTCTACATGCTTAGTCTTATGAGGATTATTTTCCTTGCCACTTTGCTGTGCGATTATGTCAGGGTTCAATCCATTTTCTTTTAGTTCTTCACGATAGTATGCGTGGGCAAAATGATCTCGTTCTTCATTATCCCCATACTCATTACCATTGAGATTACCAAACAAACCAAAATCAAAATGCGATTTAGTTTCTTTTGTATCGCCCTCATCATCAACATCTTCTGAGTGTGAGAAGTAAAAGCACTTGTCTTTTGCAACTACATCACATGGGTCGCCATACTTCTTTTTAAACTTTCGTAGTGTGGCTACATCTTCAGTAGGGTATGACCTTTCTACAACTTGTCTTGCAAGTTCAAAAGCTGTCGTCTGCTTGTTCTCAAAGTTTTCTCTTGCTTCAAGAAATGCTTGACGTTCTTGCGTGTCCTCTTTTTCAAAGACATCTTTAATACGATTATAGAGTTTGTTTCTATACTCGGTGTTCATACGTATTTTAGACATTATGTCCTTTCTGTTTGTGTTAATAATTATCCCACATTATCCCTTGACAAAAGATTTGTCAAGTCTTATATTGCATTAGGAATAGGGAAAGTTAGGTATCACCGAACACTCCCTAGTCCTTTCTAGTGATGGCGATGCATGACCTCGCCATCACAGGTTTAAAGGCGTTCGGAATGTGAGTATAAACACTAGAGCAGGGGTGAGCCTACTGGGTGGCCTCCAGCGAACCGGTTAATCAGACGTGCATCCGGCCCCCCGCGTACTTACGCCCTTGAGCCCTGATCCAACTCGGGCAACACCGGTTATAATGGCAAAGCATGACCGCGTTGGATCTGGGGTCAAGTGAGAGGGTGTACTAATTCCGGACAGCCTCACTTGGCCAAACTTGAGCCCTGGTCCTATCAGACTGTTTGCTTTAATAAGTCTGCGCGCGGTGGGACCTGGGGTCAAGCGACAAGCAGCAAGCAGCAAGCAGCAAGCCACA